GTGGTGGTGGTGGTGGTAGCTATAATAATGTGGGTGGAAGAGGTGGCTCCGGTATTGTAATAATTCGCTACTTAGTCCCCGATATTTCAAGAGGACTTATCAAAACATTTACAATTTCAGGCAATACATTGACACCTAAAGGTAATATTACAGGATATGATATAAATTTTGGAAGATCTATGAAATTATCTGCTAATGGAAATACAATCGTTATTGGAGCACCTGTGAATACTATTAATACATGGTGGTCATATAATGCATGGACAAATGATGCGAGTACAGGATTGGATTCTACTTCAAGTTATACGGTTGCTGTAAATTTAGGTGATGGCAAAATTGCAACTACTGTCAATGGAGTAGCATTCCAAGCTCATGCTTTATCTGGTACTAATTTTTCTATTGGAGGTGTTGTGACTACACATCCAACATCACCGACACAGAATATAACAGGAGCTGGACTGGCACTTGCAGGTAACTTCATATTCGATTCTACTAACCGCACAGTAACACTTACAAATCTTACAATCGGAGCAACATATAAGACCAGTTTCTTCTCAGTAGGTTGGGATGCAAATGCAGATACTGTGAGAAATCAAACATTTACAGCTGTTAATAATGGACCGGGTGTTGTGATTAATCCGAATATATATGGGCAATATATGGGAATTATTATTAATTGTACCTTTGTTGCTGATAATACCGGAACACAACTATTTACTATCACTTCTTTTAATCAAACATTTCATATGTATGCTTTGGCTAATCGTCTTATAAGTCTTACAAATATTTATAATGTAGGTCGATCCTATGTATATACATATACAGGAGGAACAACTTGGACCCAATTAGGTCAAACCATTCAAGGAATATCAGGCGGTGATGAATTCGGTTCTAGTGTAGCTATATCAAATGATGGATCAATTGTTTCTATTGGATCTGACAATAATAGTTCAAATAGAGGTCATGTAAGAGTGTTTGCATATGCTAATAATTATTGGAAACAAGTAAGCAGTTCAATTAGTGGTAAAACATCAACTTCTAGAGCAGGAATACATGCGTTATCAGGTGATGGGACAACCCTAATTCAAAGCAACAATACTTATAATAGCGTATATGGAATAAACAAAACATTAGCAGTAAATAGTCCAATGACAACAATAAGCGGTAATTTAATTGTATTAAATAATATTAGCGTTAATTCATTAGATATATCAACAAATCATGTATATTCAAGCAATGGTTATAGTTATAAAATGTTTAACTCGGACATAAGTAGTGCAATTATGAAAGAATATTATAGCGATGTAACGTCGTCAAGGCATTTAAAGGTTCAAATTAGGGGTGATGGTAATATAACAAACAGAAATAATTCGTATAGAGCATTAAGTGATAGTAGATTAAAAGAAAATATTGTTACTAGTGGTCCTAAATTAGACGATTTGTTAAAAGTTAGGGTGGTTGATTATACTATGAAAGGATCGTCTAATAATAAATATATTGGAGTATTGGCTCAAGAATTAGAAGACCACTTTCCTAATTTGGTAACGGAATTAGAACCAAGTCCAAAAGACATACAAGAAGGTAGAACGCTTAAGTATAAGGCGGTTAATTATAGCAGTTTTGATGCAATATTAATCAAATCTTTACAAGAGCAAAATGCTATGCTTAAAAATATAACACGCAGAATAGAAACGCTAGAAGAAGCATTAGAAGAAAAATTATAACATATTTTTATGTAATATATAACATATTTTAGGAGATTAAAATATGTTAAAGTAAGAGCAATGCGTTGTAGCTATTATCATTCTTTTTCAGTCAATTTCTGTTTTAGCAGCTAATTGCTCAGCTAATTGCTCTGCTAGTTCTTTTTGCCGCTCTAAGATTTGCGAAAGACCGTGATCATTATTTTCTTGTTTTCCAACAATAACGTCCTCGGCCTCAAATAACTCTTTACGTAAATCAGCAGTAGACACATCGTCGTCGTCGCCATCACCAAATAGTAAATTCTTTCCAGGAATATCCATTCTATCCGCATTTATAAGGTTTCCTTCTTCGTCAATTGTTTGCATTAGCTTATTTCCTTCTTTTTGAGCTTTAGCAATATTTTCTTGGATGGCCTTTTTCTTGCTTTCTTTTACGCGCTCTTTAAATTGCTCTTTAGAGATCTCATCGTTTTTCTTTTTTTGCGCCATTAAGTCATTTAAGTCTTTCTCCAAATATTCAACACGGCCGGTTTTATATGCTTCAGGGTGGAAAGGCATCCATATTCCAACTCCTCCAACATATACGTCATGATTAGGGTCAGCATCTCTCAAAATTTTGCACCGCATTTCTGCTTCTTCTTGAGATCCAAATACACCGCGTACTTTAATGCCTCGCGTATTTGTTTGAAAACTATGTAGTTTATTATATTCTCTTTGAAGGTCTTCTTCTTTACTATCTAAAAACGACTTATATTCGTCGTCAATGCTTGTCAAAAATAATTTATCTTTTTCCTCTTCGACAAATTCTTCCATGTCTTTAGTGAGTTTATTAAAATCTAAATTGTATTTGTAAGATAAAAAATTTAGGAATTGTGTATATTTTTCGAATGTTTTTTTAAATTCAAAATTGGTCAAGAATTTCTCGAAATAAAATAGATTTTTATTTTTAATATGGTCTTCGGGAGATATGAAACTTAGGCATACATATTTTTGTCCACTCATGGGTTTGTCTTCGTCTAATAGGTCAACATATTCTTTGTTTTCTGACTTGTTTTCTGACTTGTCTACTAATTTAGATTTAGCAGATTTTTTGGTTGACATGTATTATATAAATGTATTATTAATATAATTTTAAGTAATTATTTTATTAATATAAATTTTTTTATATAATTTACAAAAATATATTAAAAAGCAATATATAGTATTATTTTCTATTATTTTCTATTATTTGCTATTATTTAGTAATATATAGCAATAGTTGCTATTATTTAGCATTATTAATATAAAATCAATAGTTTAGCATTATTTAATTTAATTTAGCATTATTTTAATTTAATTTAGCATTATTTTAATTTAATTTAGCATTATTTTAATTTAATTTAGCATTATTTTTATTTAATTTTTATTTAATGTTTAAATTAAATATAATTAAGTAAATATTTATATTTTTTTCTTGTTTATTAATATAAAACAAACATGAATTTCAATATGGGAGAAATAGTAAAAAGAGCTATTAAATATTTAGTGGAAGGCTTAATGGTTGCAGTTGTTGCTTTTGTTATTCCTCAAAAACCATTAAAGATGGAAGAAATTGCCATAATCGCGTTAATGGCCGCCGCAACATTCTCTATATTAGACACATTTATCCCAAGCATGGGTGTAAGTGCTAGAAGTGGCGCCGGTTTTGGTATAGGTGCTAACTTAGTCGGATTTCCGGCTCTAGGTTAAATTAGTTAGTACATCACATTAAGCTTCTGCTTTTGTCTTTAAATTGTTTTTTATAATATTTAGAAAGCAATAACACTTTAATAATTTTTATTATATTGTTTATATTAATAATATTAATAATATAATAGTATGAAAGAAAATAATCCAACATTAGGTATATTAGCAACACCTTATATAAATGAAAAGCATAAGACGTCTAGAGAGATTATATTTGATAAAACTTTAATAAGGCTATTAAAGAAGAAACATATTAATTATAGTATTATATATTATAATACTGCAAAATCGCAATACGACGAATTACTTAATAGCTTAGATGGGTTAATATTTCCAGGCGGTCAAATAGGAAATTTCTATAATAATGATTTTTATAAGGCCTATTACAAAATACAAAAATATTTAATGAAAAGAGCAACATCTATAAATATGTATTATAGACCATTTCCTATATTGGGTATTTGTAATGGTTATGAAAACATGATCTTAATAGCGAAAAATTATAATATTACAAAAAACAACATAAAGAACACATTTATAAATGTATCTAGTTATAAAAATTATAAGGCGGCTCCATTATTTAGTAATAAACATGGATCATGTGGTATAAATAAAACCTGTGGTATAAATAAAACCAAAAAGAAAATAATACATAATAATTCGTTAGCACTAGACCCTAAAAAAAATATACCACATTACAAAATAGTGGCAACAAGTTATGATAAGCATAATAAAGAATTTATAGAAATAGTAAAACATGAGAAGTATCCTTATTATGGATTTCAGGGGCATCCTGAAGTATACAATCATGATCTAATGCATGCTTTTTTTGAAGATGTTAAAGCTAGTTTTAGCAAAAGAATTGCTTATAAGACTAATAATATAAAATCCAAGTATAGTATTAAAAATATTAAAAAGGTTAAAAAAAATAAAAATAAAACTTTGAAATTGAGAGTCTTGAATAGTCACTTTAATTTATAAAACGGTTAAAAATCATGAATACAATCTTTAAAAAGGAGAGTCTACAAACACATTTTTAATTTATAAAATATAAAATGGTTTAAAATCATGAATACAATCTTTAAAAAGGAGAGTCTACAAACACATTTTTAATTTATAAAATATAAAATGGTTAAAAATCATGAATACAATCTTTAAAAAGGAGAGTCTACAAACACGTTTTTAATTTATAAAATATAAAATGGTTAAAAATCATGAATACAATCTTTAAAAAGGAGAGTCTACAAACGCATTTTTAATTTATAAAATATAAAATGGTTAAAAATCATGAATACAATCTTTAAAAAGGAGAGTCTACAAATACATTTTTAATTTATAAAATCCTAAAAAATCATGAATACAATCTTTAAAAAGGAGAGTCTACAAATACATTTTTAATTTATAAAATCCTAAAAAATCATGAATACAATCTTTGAAAAAGGAGAGTCTACAAATACATTTTTAATTTATGTAAAAGTAGTTTCTAGGTCTGGCTATAAATTTATTACTGCGTTTATTAGACTGTTTCTTTCTTTTAGTTTTAGTTTCGCTTTTATTTTTGCTTTTAGTTTTCCTTTTTGCTTTAGTTTCATTTTTTGCTATAGTTTTCCTTTTCGCTTTAGTTTTGGTTTCATCTTTTGCTTTAGATTTCGTTAAGCGTATGCTTTTAGTAAAATTGTCGCTATTTGAAATTGAAGTGTTTGAAGAACTAAAAACATCTTTTGGTATATATCTAAAAAAATTAGTAGTATATAATTTTGAACTACGAGAGATTGTATTGTCTTTAACTTGCGAATATATTTTTGATTTTTCTTCTCTCATGTCTTCTAATGTTTGTTGCTTACCATAACATGTAACACTAAACCGTTTCAATAAACCTTTTTGCTGCAGACGATTGTTAAGTTGGACTTTGAATAAATATTCGGCAATGCATAGTAATCTATTTTCATCATAATATGGCCTATTAGCATAAATAAATATTAAGTAAAAGCTCAATATTGTGTCTATTGTAGCCACTTTTATTTTTTGTCCATCAATAACTATTATATTATAGCTATGGCATGCAGTTGATTTATAAATAAAAGCTATTACATCCTTATTTACAACAATTTCATAATGAATGTCTATATATTCGCCAATAGGCGGCTTTTTATTAATGCTTACATTTGTAAAACCCTCATAATTCAATTGCTCTTTTAATATTTTAGCACTTGTTTCGGGGTCCTCACTAATAACATCAAAATCCGGAATATTTGCAGCTTGTTTCTTTTCTTTATATGGCATATATTTACTATATAGCGCACTTGCATAACCACCAAAGAAAACCAACCCTTGATTTATAAAACAACTTCTAGAGATCTCATAAATTTGGTTTTGTTCGTTGTTATTTCCCTCAAATCGTCTCTGAAAGTCTTTATGCTTACAAGATAGCCCGCGAAGAGGAAAATTATTATTTAACAATATAATACGTTTTAGAACTTTTTCCCATCGCGACACGTCGCCCATTGGCCGTGAAAGCTCTTGATACATAGCCATTCGCAAAAAATTAGGAGGGCAATAATTAATGGCATTAATTTTAATAGCCTTTTTGTATATATTATTAAATAGATTGCTGTCCATGTATGTGATGTCCGCAATAGGAATAAAATTCACATACACTTTATATGTGCCACTATGAACACCTGACTTTGCTTCAACTTCTTCGTAGCCAGCTTTATAATAAATATTTGCTAAATCTCTCGAATAGTCCATGGCATATGGCGAAAAAAAGTCATAATCCGGTATTTCAATATCTTTATTATAAAATCTATATTGTTCTGGCAATATATTATTTATAGCTGTCCCCCCATAACACAGTGTTTTGTGTGTCCTTAAGAAATGTTCTAATATGCCTATTATTTTTTTTATAGTTTCCGATTGGGCAAGTTTAATACCGCTAAGCGATGTTGCATTATCCACAGCATCTCTCAATATTTGTAATTCTTTTTCTTCAAATGTTTCTGCCATATATTTGTTTATACTTTAATATAAACAAATATAAAAATGTATATTTACAACATTTATAATTATTGTAAATAATTATATATAACAAAACAATATAATAACAATATTATAATATAATGTAGACATTATTGATCAAATAACGAAACTTTATTGATCAAAGATCGAAACATTATTATAATCAAGAGTTGCGTCATATACTATTGGTTCTGGCACATCAACATTTAATAAAGCGCTCTTCTTTTTAATCCAACAAAAGTTTTTTTGTAATCTAAACAATCCATTATATCCAAGTATGTTATTATCTATATTTTGATGTTTCATACATATTGCCTGACATCCGGTATCAAACGATAATGTAGTGTCAAAGTTTATTATTGAATTATCTAAATTAGGCAATACTATTACAAATTTAGACTTTGTGGTTGCTATAAATTGCGCGGAACCTTTTTTGGAAACAATTTGATTATACCTATATGTATGACAATATGTTCCTTTTGCTTTTAAGTTAATATAGCTATTCAAGTTCTGTAAATCGGCTGTTGATGTAATGATGCTAGGTTGCGGATTAAAGTCACATATAATAATTAATTTTTGATATAAGTCTTCCATATTAGTATTTAAAAGGTTCATATCTTTTTTAGTGGAACATGTGAATGACTGATTAGAGCTATGCAAATGTCTTTTAATTAAGTCTCCCATAGTCTTAAGCATAGGCACATTTGTGCTCATAACTCTAAAATTTAATATTAAGGGGTCGTTTGCGCAATTAGTTGATAATGGATTAAAACCTTTTTCTTTAATTGTAATTAGTACTTCTTCTAATAAAAGCGAATTATAAGTTTCTTTAATATAATTATTTTCAGCGGTTGACGAGGCAACAATAGGGTCATTATTATATGAATATATCTCAAAATCTAAAAATCGGCAACCATTAGCAATAGCTTTTTCTAAAGCACATAAAGCTACAAAATTGTTTTTGTAGCCATCTCCGCAGCAACAATTATAAGCGCTTTTGACATGATAATTTATTAATTTGCAAGAAGATCCATCAAATAAATCTCTAGCGTCGGGTTTTAACTCTGTTTGTGATCTAAAATAGGAAGTATTTGTTAATGTTGGCCAATATCTTGCTAATTTATCGCATGATCTATCTTTTAAACCCAGTCTATTTGCAACCCAGCTAAATAGAATTAGTAATATAAATATAATTATTACTAATGTTATATAAAAATATTGATTACTATCTAAATCCATTAATCGAGAAGGCATATTATATTATTTTATATAATATATTATATAAAATTTATGTTAAATTTTAATTTAAAAATAGAGATTATAACATAAATAAATATAATATATTATATTAATTAATATAATATATTATAATATGGCAGGA